ATCAAGAGAAGTGATTGGTTCAAAGGGCGTAATGTCGCCTCCTGCAACAGTAGGGATGTCGCTTATCATACTGAATGTTCCTTGAGCAGTTTGGGTGTTGCCATTGGTTCCTAATTTTGAAGACGAAACATCAAGAATAATTTGGTGAACTTCACCGTTTAGCCCAAAGGATGCGGAGGTGACGGCTGTTTGACCGCTTAGATCCGCTTGAGTGAACTCATAGACCATGCGGTTGACACGGGTGCGACCTGCATAACGGGCTTCGCCGTCAAATATGGTGAGGTCGCTTTGAGGCATCACTCATCACCCTTTGAGGTGAGTGCATGTGCCCTTTCAGTGAGAATTGCTTTGGTGTCAGCCTTTGATACGCTTTCGCCGTGCGACTTCATCCAGTCAACCATTTTGGCTCTTGTCCAAGTGGTGTCAAAAGGCGGAATGATAGCGTCAGCCATCTGCTCGGTCTTGTCCTCGTCAGTGGCGACTGTCTTTGGTGCCGGTGCTGGTGTTTCTTCAACCACAGCAGGGGCTTCGATCACTTCAACCATTTTCTTGGTCTTTTCTTCGGACTTCTTTTCTTCGCCGCCAACGACTCTCCACTGTGGGAAATTGTCGCCTTTGAAACGCTCAAGAAGTTCTTTAGGAACATCACTTCGTTCTGTGCCTCTTGCGAATCCGTAAGTTATGCCCTCAATTGAGAACTCAACATACGGCCTGTCGCCAACATATTGTAGTATTGCCACGCTCAATCCCTCCTAACCGATTCAACGGTATAGGAAGACCAACCGATATACTGTGTCTGCGCCATTTGCACCTGCACCTGTCCACTTGAGAAGGGTGCCGGTTGAAACATTTCCAGCCACAGGAACAGCGTTTGCTCCCGCAGTGTCGGAGAAGATCCCCAATACTGCGATGATTTCGGTTCCTGTCACTGGGTTGGTTGCGAGAGCCAAGTCGTATGCTGATGCGGCGTCGCCATCATCAATAGTGCATTGGACTACGGCCATGTTCATTGTTCCAACAGCGGAATTGCTACCGATTGGGCTTTGAAGCCATTCGGTGCTTTGTGCTGGACTACCAGCCCAAAGGCGGGTGTCAAGTAGTGCGGTCGGTGGTGCGCTTGCTAAAAAGTTCGTATTTGCCATATCAAATCATCTCCATATTTTTTTCATTTTTTGTATCACGATAGGTCACGGATTTTTCCGCTTGCCTTGAAGAAAGATGCGATGAGTTCACCCATTGTGTGAAACATCCCCATTTGTCCGAGTCTGTTGATACCGAAAGGATCTCCGGTTTCAATTCCCGATTCGTGATAGAGTGTTGGTTTTGCAGTGGTGAACCACAGGTAATCTGTGTCCAAGAAGTAAAGGCGAGAAGAACCGCCAGTGCCCTTGTGAACATCCTTAGATGGGATGATCGGGACACCGTTGTAGGTTGCGACCATGAATCCACCTTGAATACCGGGGACACCTTTAACGCCGTTGACACCGGGGACAACACGCTTCATCTCAACAAATCGTTGTTGAGGTTGGAGCAATTGCTGAATGGTTTCAAGAGTGTCGTAGCCAGTGAGGATAACCTTTGGTTGACCTCCTGCTTCCCACACTTGGCGGAACATTCCGTCAAGGATGTTGAGGGTCAAAGCACGGTCAGTTCCGTTGTTTGCACCTGCGTCCACTTGAGCGTCATACCACTGTTGTGATCCAGCCCCAGCACCGTTTCGGGTGAGGTTGTAAATGTTGTGATTGGTGATTGCATCAATGTCGCCAAAGTTTGCACTTTCAACGAAAGACGAAGAAGTGATTCGGTCAAGAGATTCAAAGTCGTTGCCAGCAACGGTGTTGACATCTTGAAGAAGCATTTGGTTGATGTGTTCTGTGTGGTGCTTTGCCATTTCCATTTTGATAACAGCCCGTGCATCGCCCAGTCCATCATCCTTGTCAGCCAAGAACATGGCTGTTTCGGAGAGGTCAAAGGAGTGTGCAACAGTCTTTGGCTTGGTTGAAACATGCTCAAAGGTTGGCTTGGTGGTTTCCGGTAGGGTTGCGTTTTCAGCCACACCGCCGCCTTTCGTGAAGTCCGGCTTTGCTGTGGTGACACGCCATCCACTCTTCTCCCACGGTTTCTTTGGGAGGATGGAGAATGCGTTGAACTCTTGGTTCAATTGCGACCATACTTTACGACCGAAGATCGCTTGGTATGTTCCACTGGTTGAGGACATCAACGGAGAGTCCGACTTCAAAAGGTCGGTTCCGGCGTATGCCCATGCGTTTTGTCCTGTTCCGGCTCCGTAATAGAGTCGTTCCATGTCTTCAATTGTGCGAATATATCCTGTGCTTCCACTCATTTAATCATCTCCTTTCAAAAGTTTGCTCCATGAAGGGCACGCTGTCCAAGTTCTTCAAGCGCACGCCATCCGTCCAATCCGTCGCCAAGAGCCATGAACTCGTCATGGGTTGGGACACGAATGTCCGACTGTGCCGGAACTGGCACTGCGGATTTCGCTATGGTGGAGGTTTGGTTGCGTAGGGATGCAATTTCGTGCTTCAACATCTCAATTTGGCCGGAATAGTCAGTGGCTTTTTGGAGGTTGAGGGCTGATTGGGTTTCCGCTTCATAGCGGTCATGCCATTCTTTCTCAACAAGTGCCTTGACCGCTTCTTCGTCACGAATTGCGGAGTAAGCACCGTAGCCACGCTCAAGGGAGGCAGGGGAAAGATCCAATCCACCTTTGATGACATTTCGGCCACCGGACGGTGCATTCATTTTCATGTTCGGCACGCCATTTTGCTTAATGACATACTTGTTGGACTTTGCATTAGGGAGTTTTGGTGCGGTTGCGAGGGTTGCGTCTTCTCCACTTCCGTAAAGGTCGCCTTGTCCTCGGTGTCCGAATCCATGTTCTCCGTCAACGCCAACCATGTAAGCCTTGCCGAGTCCAAAGTGATCTCGTAGGCCGTCAAGGTTCACGCCTTGTTGGTGTGCGAACTTTTCAAGGGAGTCAATGTAAGCCACAGCGGCTTCTTCTTCTTTCGCCAGTGAATCATCAGCGACCGCTGGTTCTTCATAGGTTGGTTGTTCAATTTGCTTATTGATTCGTGACAATGCGTCACGGATTTCAGTTAGGGTTTCGGCTTCGTTGCTCATGTTATCATCTTCCATTTTCAATAGGGTGTATGTGCTTTCGGGGTTTATTCCTTTCTTGCACAAAGTGATTTCGTGCAGTTCCATGTCCGTGATTTCACGGTGGGTGCCATGTTCCGGTGTAGTCTTGCTAACACGGAACAATGCTTGGCCCCCGATGGAGAATGCTCGCAGTTCGCCACTGCGAACTTGCTTTTGGACTTCACGGGCTTTTTCAATGTCGTTGCGGATCTTGCACACGACAAACAGTCCGTGATCATCAACAGTGGATTTCCATACTCGGCCTTCACTGTCGGTGTAATTTGAAAGAACTTCTCCCACTTGAATGCCACTGTGTGCTAATTGCACATTTCGGTATGCTGGGTCGGCCATAAAGCCGTTGAATGCCTTTTTGAGAGCCGACACAGGGATTCTATCTCCCTGCTTGTCAACCATGTCAACAGAAGCGTAGCCAGCAATAACAAGGTCGTTTCCGGCACTGGACTTCAAAATGAAGTCTGCTCCGGTCGCTGTCCATGTCGTAGTGGTCGCCATTATCTCACCGATTCTATGTCATGGTATTTAAGCCATAGGGGGCGAAGGGGGTTCGGGAGCCATCATTTCGTCTTCCTCCGAATCCTCCAACGGAACCTTAATTTCTTGCTCATCCTTGATTTGTTGTTGTGTTTTTTGAGGGAAACGCAGGGTCGCAGTGTTGCCTTCAAGGGTCAAATCCCCATCAATGTCTTCACCCGCCCCGTCTGTTGTTTGGATCTTAATGTGCTGTGGCATTCCTTCTAATTGGGCATCATCCGGTTGCATTGGGTCAAAAAACGGTGTTGCTTCATCGTCAAGCAATTCGGTTGGCCCTCTTGGAGCCGTGTAAGCGTCCATCATGCCAGCCCAGCCGCCGCCTTGAACACTGCCGCTTATTCTCGCTATCGGTGAACTGATGGCCTTTTCCCCCATCATATCGTCGTCAATTGCTTGATTGACAGTCCACTTGCCGTTTTCAGTCGCTTCTAAACCATACTCACCGCCGAACTGTTCAAGCATTTCATCGGTTAAGCCTTTGACATTAGCCTTCAATTCGGCTGGTGTCAGTGCTTCGTCACCTCTTGTCAAGTGTGATCGTGCGTGGGTCAGTATCTCTTCAACCGGATTCGCTTTTCCATCAGTGTCCAATAAGGAGGCTTTGAAAAGCGTTGAAGAAGCGGTCTTGATGAATGGTGGGTATGGTGTAATCTCACTAATTTCATATTTCAGCAAGTGAACACCGACTGGCCCCCACACATTCATTTGCCTTTCAGCATGAATCAATAGTGGTCGTGATCCTTTCTCAAATCCTTGATAGTCAAAACCTTCTCCATCCCACTCACCCTTCACCACCAACGGTGCAGGGTGTCCGGGGTATTCAAGCACCATTCGGTCGTTGCGAATAGAAACCGATGGGAACGGGCCATACATTTTCTTGACACCATCTCCGTCCGGTGCATAGTGAACCCACTTATGGTGTGCTTCTTTTCCTTTCATAAAAGTGGAGGTGGAGTCCCGAAGCCATAGTTCACCGCCGAGTGCATCCATGTTTGAGCGCAAACCTTCACGGTCGCTGAACTTACAGTCAGCGGGCATTGGGAATGAAACACCTTCGTCGGTTTCGTAAAGAGTGCGGAGAATCGTCAGCCTGTCCTCCAATTTCTCCATGTGAATATCGTCGCCTTTATGCACCAACAGATCGATGGCTCGGAACTTGCCGTCTTTCAAAACACCGTCAAAGGTGCAATCACCTTCTTGCTTGCGAATGCCTTCTTTGACCTTCTTCGGCAAAGACACATCCCTGCCCTTTCCGTTGCTGGCTTTGATATGACCTCCCTTCTTTTGAACGAATATACGCTTTCCTTCGGGTTTCTTTTGAACGACCCAATCGCCAGTGAATCCCCTCAAGTCGTCTATTGAACTAAAATCATAAACGGTATGCGCTGGGATAATGACCTTCTCAAATACTCCTGTTGGCTCATAATCGTCGGCTTTGAAAATGTCGCCATTTAGAATAGGAGGTGCGCCTATTTCATCAGTGACTTCAAGAGCCGGAATTGAATTGACCTTTGGTTTCAATGCGTGATCAGCATGTGTGGGATGAACCATTCCAACATGGCCTTCGTGAACAGTTCGTTGAAGCGTTTCAAATGGTTTATCTTTCACATCAAAACGAACAGCATTGTTTTGTCTGTCCCAATTGAAAGCGAGTGTAGCGGGCATTTTATGTCCCCAAGCGTCTTTATCGCCTGTCAAATACACTGGCGGAATAGTAGCATCGGATTCGGGGCTGATAGGGCCAAGTGGGACTTCTTTGCTGACAAGTCCCCCTCCCGCCACTGTTGGTGCGATTGTTCGCATGTCCTCCATGCCCCCGCCTTTCATCAATTGCATGTTGGCCGCTTTAGCCAATTGTTGCAGGTTTCCACGGGCGAGCGTGTTTCCTGTGATGTCGTTTGGTTGTGTCCCATGCAGTAGTGCAGGGCCGTGTTCGCCCATCAATTGAATTGCCATTTTTTGCATCATTTGACCGATGTGAACATCGCTTTTTTCATAATGGTCGTTATGAAACGAGTGGTATTCATCATCACCGGGGTGTCTTTCCCGTGTAGGGCCGATTCTTGGTTGACCTTGATCTGTGTGTGAAGCGATTATGCGACCCAAGCCGTTGGGGTTTGTTGCGAAAGCGTAGGATGGGATAATCATGCGCTTTCCGCTTCCTTCTATTTCCGACGGATGAAGATGTGCGCTGTTTGACACGGACGACCAAAGGGCACGACGGCGTGGGAACGAGCGCACATACGGGTGGTCGGAACCAGCCGCCCAGCCGGTTGAAACCGCTGAACGGTGAGGATGTCCAGCCATCAATGGGTGATTGGCTGTTTTTGGGAAAAATGATGAACCACTGCTGTGGTATGCGTCTTCACTGTCGTTTAATGGGTGTTGTCGGTCGGCGAGAAACCCAACCATTTCATCACCAAGCCATCCTTGCATAGCGGCTGGGTATGAATCTCTCAACATGGTTTGAAGGGACTGTGCATCACGCCCAACCCCTCCCCAGTGTTGAAACGGCAACCACCAATGGTGATTTGCTGACGGTTCAATCATGTTGTCATTTGGGTCAACCATGTCAGCATTCTTCACCCACGGCGATTTCATGTGATTTAACCCGGA